CCATTACGAATATATTCAAAACATTCATGTGTGTGTTCTAAAGAAATGTTCCAGAGAATACATTCTGCTGGTCGTTTAAGAAGATCATTAATAAACGAAGCACTTTCTAGGTCTGTGGTCAGATTAGTAATCATACTAATACGAGTGTTTTCAGGCAACTGTTTGAACAATACATGATTAGGTTTCATTAACAGCGGTTCTCCGCCTACTAATAATATTTCTCTAACTGTATCAGCTCGATCAAGAATAAACTCTAATAGTTCATCGTTATATTCTCGTTTAACCGAAGCATTGTCTACTCCAGCAACTTTGGCCCATTTAGAACTAAATCTCGGATCGCAGTATACACAGGACAAATTACAAGTATTATTCCAACGTATATCCAGCATACTTAAATTATCAACATCAATAGCTGGATAATACTCTAAATAGTACTGTCTAATACTACTAAATCCTTGCTGTTCAGCATGTTCGCATCCTGCACAATTTGAATGTACATGACCGTCAAGCAAAGACTGTTTTATTTCTTCTAGTTTGTTGTTTGCTAAAATATCTTGGAGAGATTGTTTATTTAGATTTCCTAATGAGGTTCGTCCAATACAGCAGGTTCTAACGTTGCCATCTTCACGTACAGTTAGACCGTTCCATGGTGCTGAACAGTAGACATCCATTACTAATTCTTTAAGCCAGCCAGCATGTTCTTTAGTTTACTACTATCCATTTGCCCGCCTACCTTAGGAGTATCTTCTACTTTAGTTGTAGATGAAGTTGTTTTGATCTTGTCAAGAATGCCCGAGCCTGCGCCTTCCACAGGACCACGTTCTTGTCCTTCTTCACCAGGATCAGTAATACGCAAACTTTCTAAGTTAAACTCTAAGTCTACTTTTTGTCCAACTCCACTTGAACTACGTGTTTTCATCAACTGTATTTGATAGCGTCCACGCTCACGCATTGCTCTACTTGTAAAGATACCAAACACATTATCTGCTGTATTAATCTTACTCAACCCGCCTGCAATATGCGAATGGTCAAATTCAATTTCTTCAACTGCACTACGGTTCAACTGCGATGCTGTAATCATTAATATATGAAACTCTTTTGCTAAGTTACGTAGTTCTTCCGACACATATTTGTCTTTAACAAACAAATCATTAGGACTTACTTTAGCACTAACTGGCATAACCAAATCCAAATAGTCAACCATAACAAAGTCAATTTTCATACCTGTTTGAACCTGTAGCTCTTTCAAGTAACTACGAAGCTGGTTAACATTGCTTTGTGCTGGCATGTATTTGATTCTAAACTTGCCGCTTTTCTTGCCTGCAAGTTTAATCTTCATTTCCAGTGTGTCCATGTCTTTGAAGATTTCTTTAGTGCTGGTGTTTGCTACCATTGCATCCATACGCATTGCACAGAGTTCTTCACTAAGTTCTAGTGTAATAAACACACCATTCAACCCTTGTTGTACCCAGTTAATGCTGATGTTTTGCATAAACAAACTCTTACCACTACCTGAACCGCCTGCAAATATATTAAGCTCGCCTCTGTTCATACCACCAAACAAACGCTTGTCTAGTGTGGGCCACCCGGTACTTACCTGTCCGTTGTTTGATCTAATACTTTCTAACCTTCCACGAGGATCCTCAAAATAGTCTGTACCCATGTCCTTGGTTAAACTTATCTGCACTGCGTCTTTGATTAGTTTTTCTACAGGATCATATTCACCTTTTTCAAGTAGGTCTGCACTTCTTAAAATCGCACGTTCTAGCTCTTGTCTACGTGTAAACGATTCAAACTCTTGCATGAACCAATCATAGTGTTCTTCATGTAAGTCTGTGTGCGACTTTAAATCCACACCTGTTGTAGCACGAATCTGATCTGCGGTGGGCATTGCTTTGTGTTCGTCTGTGTGCTTTTGCATAAACTCAGCCGCTTCACGCAAACTACGATCAAAGTTAGTGGCATTAAAGATGTTTTGCACCCGCACAAATGTCTGAGCATCGGCCAACATCATTTCCAAAAACAACTTTTGCAGTTCTGTTGTATATTCTTTAGTCGAAGAATTCGTCATAGTATTCCTTTAACTCTAAAACACGGGTTGGGAAATCATCTAGTCCATAACAAACCAAATCAACTTCTTTAATTCTCAAGTGTCTTTGTATTATAGCTTCATATACCACACTTCGTAAAGAAAAATTTAGAGTAGAATCTTCATTATCTTCGTCAATTGCTTTTATGAAGTTGCTAACTTTGTCATAGTCTTTGAGTAGTGTGTCGTTATTTGTATTCCATTCTGTCACAAGATAATCAAATGCTTGTTGATTTATAATGTTTAATCCTAATGTAGCGAATATCTGTTCTGCAACTGCTCGAGTATCAACAAACAAGTTGTATGCATCAAAACAAGGAACATCTCGATCTTCTAGAAAACTCTTTTGCCAAACAGTTTTGTCATAGAAATAGTCAATATATTGACTGAGATATTCACGCTTTTGCCATTGTACCAGATCGTCAAATCCTTGTGCTTGCACATTCCATCTTTTAATATCTTTAGTAGGCGAAAAAATCTCTCGAGCATTTCTGTCAGTAACACTGTTAACGATTGTAAAGTTTGGATCAACTGCACTAACGTATATACAGGTTTCTTTTTCTAGTAAATCATACAAGTCAGTGATCTCTGCATCCTGCGAAGGACATATTGCTTGCACTACCACAGGACCTGTACGTGATAATGACTTTTTAACTTCAGATAAATTTACACATGGCAGTTGTGGACTCATTGATACTCGTAATCCGCCACGTTGACTGCGATTGTATACATCCATATAAAACTGTTCGCCATAGTCAACGCCAAAGTCAGAAGCATAACGAATCAATGCTTCTACCAACAACAAAGAACTACTAGGAAAACCAATTATATAGATGCGTTTATTCATTAGCTAATCATCTCCAAAACACAATCTGCAACCCAACGGTGTGCTTCTTTTGACACCATGTTATCTCCAAACTGTTGTTCTAAGTTAGTGGTTAGGTTTAACCAATCACTTTGACGTATGGTCAACAACAGTGTGCGAATACTATTTAATGCCGCACGAGCTTCAGTGAGTGTAGTTTGTTCTGTGGGCCAAATAACTGCTTTAGCGGCGTCACTGAGTCCTGAAATATCTTCTGTGTTGTTAGGTGGAAGAGGAATATCTAAGAACGCAGGATCAATCAGTAGATCGCTGGTCAAGTGAATAACACGCTTACGCATATGAAATGCCATGCTGTCCAACAGTGGCAAAAACTGACTTAGTTTATAGTACTGATTGAACAGTGTGTCCTTGGGATTGGTTTCGATGTGCGTTACTGTGTGATCTGGATAGTACCGCTGATTGCCAGCACCACACCATTCAACAATGATTAGGTCTGCGTCTGCATCTAGCAAGCTAACTGCCGCACGTAAAAATGTGTCTTCGTTTGAGCTTCGATGAAAGCCTTGGTTGACTCCAGGAATGCCCAAGTCCAAATGCAATAGCCATCCGTAGTTGTCAACATTCTGATCTGGTAGATAACGCCCACAGGTAAAGGTACTGCCGTGGGCATGAATCTTTTTATACATTGATTTTTCTCCTTAATTTTATCTTCAGTGGATTAGATTCTACACCACTAATAATACTTCGTAGTACAAATAGTTTTCCTAGATTACAAACTGCATCGTTGATATCTTTATAGTCGTTTTGCCACACAGGAAAGCTAACATTCCAACCATAATTGAGTGCGGCACGTACAAGTCCTTGTCCTGCATCATCTTGATCAGGTACTACAATAACCTGCTTGTCTAAACTTTCTATTAGATCTGCTTGTACATCGCTGATGTTGTTGCCCAGTGTAGCAACACCGTCAATGGCGATAGCATCAAACGGACCTTCGCATACAATAACAATACGACTGGTGTGTAGTTGTTTATCTAAGTTAAACACCAGCTTGTTTTCATAGTTGTTATGGTACTTGGGTTTGACCTTAGGATCAAATGCACGGGCTGTATAGCCCATTGTGCGATTGCGCCATGTGATAGGAACTATCACACGACGATGTAGATTATAGGATTCTTCTGGTGTCCACAATAAATCATATGTAGACAAGTCAACACCTCGATCCTGTGCATAGTCTATTGCATGTTGCATTTCATGTGGAAGCTCGTTGTACAAATTAACGCATTCACTGAGATTGATTGTGTCTTTGGGAAGGTCCCGTGGCTTGATAACGATTTCTTCTTTGGGCTCTTCCGCAATGTCTTCAGGTGCAATAAGATCCTTAATACGCATAGCTTCAATGACTAAACGTTTAACAGTGTTTTCGTCTGCGCCCATCCAAGACAGTAACTTTTTAAACTTGTAGTTTAGATGCCGTCCTGGAGTGTAGTTTGATTTGAACGAACAGTTAAAACAGTGATAGTTTACTACACCTTGCCCATTGAAGATTAGTCCACCGCGACCTCTAGTGTCGGGTGTTTCGCCGTTGTGTACACAACAGGGTGCGTTAAAACTGATCCAGCCAGTTCCAGATGTTTTGCGTTTTGCAGGTAATAGGCTGGTTATTGCGTCTTGTACTTCTGTCCACATTATAGTAATATAGCACGGTTTATACTAAAGAGCAAGTAGTTTTTCAATGTATGTTTCCAATTTATTTGCTCTGGCATTTTGAATAGCAACTTGATCCTTGTCAACATTGCGAATAAAATTGTGTTTTCTAGGATCTAAATCGCAATAGTTTGCTTCTTCTATTAGTCCGAAAGATGTTGGAACTTGATATTTTTGTTTAAGTGCTTCTAATTCAGAATAATATTCTACTGAGTCTCTCCAAGTCATACCAGTTTCTTCGTATTTCCAAATTGGCATGCCGTTCTCAGTGACCCAAGTATATCCATATTTTTCAGCATCTCTATCTATACTACTGGTATACGATGCTGTACCTAGATTTCTCTGTAAAGTCAAAGGATGCCAACTCCAATTCGGAATTTCGTTGTCTACATACCAACGATGCCAATTTAAGTAATCTTTTCTAGTGTCTCCTGGTAGACCACAAATCATACTGCATCTAAAACTAACATGTTTTTTCCAAATGTCATGACGTAACTTAACAAGGTAATCTTGAGCATGTTTAAAACTCCAAGGCTTGCCTACAAACATTGCCGCACGTTCATTGAATGATTCGATTCCAAAGTAAGCCGCAACAAAACCAGATTCAGCCATTAGTTCTGGAGTTTCTGGATGAGCCCAGAGTAGATCAGCTCTTGTAAATGAAGTTACGTTAATTTGAAAAGGTAAGCGTTGTGTCATTTCATAGAATGCACGTACCTTGTCTGGATCGTCGTTAAATGTATCATCTGTTAAGTTATAGTTAATGATTTTATATTTTTCATAGTTGTCAAGTAATTCTTCTTCTACTAGTTCCATACTACGCACATATTCATTCTTTTTCTTACCAATATTAGGAAATGCACAAAATTTACATTTAAAAATGCATCCACGAGCAATTTCAATAGGAAGACTTTCTCCGGGAAGTATACAATCACGTTCGTGCCAACGATGAGTATTTTTCTTAATGTCATATTCTTCTTGCGTTTGCTCTCTGACAATTATGTTGCCATTCCTTTTTTCAAATTTAGGTGCTGGACCTTTTCTAAAAATAAAATTTAAGAAATTTGCAAACGTATTTTCAGAATATCCGTAAAAAACATAATCAAATACTGATCTATTTGGATACCTTTTTGTTACAAAACTACTAGCGGCGCCGCCTCCAACAACTTGTATCCTAGGTGATATCTTTCGTATATAAGGCAATATTTTTTCAACAAATCGTCTGGTTTCTCCAGCTGTGTGCTGTTCTTGTCCCATTGTCGAGTATCCAACTACTCTAGTAGATTTAGAGATAAATTTATCTAACAGTTTGAATACTTGTGCGTCAGTCATCTGAGGCACAAAGTCAACAACCTGTACTTGATAGTCTAGTGTTCTTAGATGATAGGCTAGTTGACCCAAACTCATTGACCTTAGGACTCGTTTAGTGCCGTTAACACTGCCTAATAGCAAGACTTCGGTTTCTATCATCCTTGTACACCTGCCTGCAGAAATAACTCTGAATATAAAACCATTTCATCAGGATCTGTGATAATATCGTGTACACGATCCCATAAACGTATGCGAGCATCTAAGGACATAAGTGCGGCTTGTTCTGCTTCGTGTATTTTAACAGGGTCATGCTCACACAGTGTTTCTACCATATATATTGCGGCAGGTCCATGTTCGTCTCCATCCAGGTCAATGTGACGTTTTAGATAGTAGTGAAATTTGGGTGCATCGTGTGCAGTAATCTGCATTTGATCTAATATACTTTGAAACATTCCTGGTATTAGTGTTTCACGACCAAACGCAAATGCACCTGCAATCTTCCAAGGTTCTCGACTGTCAATGATACTAAATGTTGTACGCATAAAACTAGCACTTGCAGGAGGAACATGCGAGTTTTCCATTGCGTCATCAAATCCGCTCGATCTTACCAGTTCAATAAAAGATTCAAAGTTACGTCCGTTTGCACCAATTTCTAGCATTGCCTGTGCGTACAAATCATGATGTGTTATAGATCCATGACCTCCCATGTCAATATCACTTTCTTCGCCCAGTACTATTTCATTAATAATACGAGCAAGTCCTGCACGAGTCCATGGTGTAGGCACCCAACATTCTGTGCTTGGGCATACATGGTGTTGTAAGGATTTAATGAGACTCATAAAGTCCCAAACTGCATACACGTGATGTTCCATAAAAACGTGTAGCTCGTCTAATGTTTTCAAACAGTCACCAGTAAATAACGGGTGAGAACTAAGACGAGCTTGACGCTCGTGAATACGATCAAGATTTAATTTCATTGGGATACCTATAACTTGCTTAGGTATTTAAGTGCAAATTTTAATGCTTTAAAATTTTACGCCTGTGGTAAGAAACCTTCATTAACATGTAGATCCAGACTCATGTTAAAGTTGTCATCGCTGTAAACAGGAGCCTCTACACCGTTGACTGTGCCTTTGATAGCCAACGTATATCGCATTGCGTCTAAAGACGCAAGTTCTTCTTCTGTAAATGTGACTGTTCCTTGTCCATTTACAGCATCATTCACTGTTAGTGTTGGATTAAAAATCGTTTGTCCTTGATCAGGGTTCATAACAGCAACCACAAACGTGTAGTTGGTTACGTCTACTTTCTTCTGATCTTGGTTTAAGAATCTCACCTGCACAGGATTATCCGTACCCTTGTACAGTTCAATTACGTGGTTATACACTCGGCGCTCCTGTCTGTTTGTTATGCTCATATCCGAAATAATAATTCGAATTTTTGGCGTATATAAATAACTGTGAATTACTTGCATGGGCTTTTTTATCGCTCTGTTTTAACTATTTATAAGAAAATTGTATACGCAACAAAACATCACTGAGCTCTTAGAGCAATATCCATTTTTAACATACCTAGTATACGGCGGGTTGGAGTATATCGGTGTGATCCAAAACTCAGACGAGCAGATCACAACAATGTACGACTATGGTAAGCTAAGAACTAGAGAAGATAAGATGCATTTCTTAGATCTAGCAGAAATTTGGTGGTGGGAATCAAATCGTATGATTCCTATTAATATTTTCTTAAAACAAGACTGGGAAAAGTTTAAATCTATTATTCAAACTATGAACAGCAAAGACGTAGACATACGCTTTGGTCCCACAACAAACATGAAAACACTAGGTCAGAAACGTACTAAACGTCGCAGTATTACGCTAGTTCGCAAGACTGATTAAGTTCATATTCACTACAACTAGATTCGCATATGCTACACTGTGCGACTTTTTAAAATAATACCCATCATCTGTGGGCTTGTCCCAAACAGTTTCAGCAACTTCACACCAACGTTTGCCTATTAAATGTCGTTTGCTTGGGCGTATCACTGCCAGCAACATTGCTAGTCGTGGCACAGTGTCTACCATTTCAGGCATACGAATCATTGTATCATAGTGATCGCTTATATGAATTAACTGCTCACAGAACTCACGTTCGTAGAGTCGTTCCCACTGTGGAGGAGTGGTCAACAGTTCTGTTAGGTGTGCTTCGTCTCTAACTTGATTGTACACATGCACGTTGAGTAGGTCTAGTTTAATATAACCACGATCTTCGCTGGCTTTGTGATCTATAGAGCAAAGTCCGCTAAAAGGATCCACAGGAACGGTTTGAAAGTAAACACCGGTGTTATGTTTTACAATCTCGCCGTTTCTGTGTATACTAGCTGGTGTGTGCTTGAGTATGTCTAGTACTCGAGTACGATCACCAAAGTCAATATCAATATCACTTTTAAATTTGTTCATTTTTATGTTTTGTTTCGTCACCGGTTAAACTTACTGAATTACCTTGTTGTATATTAGTAACATAATCTTGTAACCATGTCAATGCTGTTTCGGTAGATAATGTTTTCGGATATACCCAATTATTAATAATATTTTTAACTACCTGTATTGTAACTAAATCAGTACTACTCAAATGATGTTTGCCCACTAGAATCCCCCTTGCTTTAAAATCTCTCTAACCCATTCTCGGTCAGCGAGATAGTCTTGAAACTTACGTTGCCAAAACTCAGGATCAATCCATGGAAGCACAACTTTGAGCTGGTCTTCATTGAGCCGTTCTAAAAACTCAATGCCCGAGTCACAATTGAATACTACCCATGCACTGACTCTACCATTACTTATATGATAACATATTTTATTAGCGTTGCCATATCTAAAATAGTCTACATCTTGGAGACTATCAGTTTCATCTGCGTAACGCTGTATTTCACGGATGCTACGTTCTAGCGCATCCTGTACACTTTCGTTACGCAAGTACTGGCTTAACCATTCTACATAGTGATCCTCCTTGCACCAATGATCCAGCTTCTTGTTATTTTTGAGAAGCCAATCGGTGTAACTTTTAAAGTTAACACACCGAACCGACTGGCAGTGTCTACCATACTTGACGAATGCATTATAGTATGGGCTTTCTACCAGATGTGTGTATGTTTTTAAATTTGCACTACCTTGTGTAAGCTCATAGAATCTTAGATATGCCTGAAAACCCATTTGCACACCTTGTTCTTTTTCCTGCTGATACCTGCGTTTGGGCTCGCATAGATGTGCCGCAAGAGTACTTTCCTTGCGATAAGATTTATCACAATATTTGCAAACATAACGCTGTGTTTCGGTATCAGTCATGTCGCTTGAATTCTCTTGCCAAGTCTTTAAGATCTCCTGTATCATTCTAGTATATTATCCTTTATATACTCTGTCAAGAAATCATTAAGTATTTTGTGTTCGCCTAGTTTTCGATGTTTTAGTTCTTCCGGTGTTTTACCATATTTGTTGACCCCAGCATAGTCTTGACTAGGAACGCCCTGTTCGTGTTGCCAAGGTATAGCACACCATTTAAGTCCTTGAATAAAATTTGGGTATGCATCAAAAAGTTTTAATCTTGGATTTGATGCATGAAAGTCTTTAAAAATAGAATCAGCTTGCTGGAACATCAATACTGTATGACCTCTAGATATTAGGTCCGATTTCAGACTGATTAATCTATACATTAAATCTTCTAACTTGTCTATATCGCTATAAACTTCTTTTGTTCTCAATGCAACAAATTGATCTGTATCTTTTTCAGACCAAAAATGATCCCATCTATTAGAAAACTTTTGGTTTTGTGGATTAGTCCAACGTCCTTCGAATGATGTGTGTTCTGTTTCATTATCTTCAAGTTTTAAAATAGGAAGTTCATACCTAGATACAAATGTTATTCCTAACACATACAATGTTGGTTTATCTGTTAGGTAACTATCTTTAAGAGTTGTTCGGATGATTCTATCATTTGCACAACCAGACTGTGCAAGGTTAACAGCGTCAGCTATGTTTAGTCTGGTAGCTAAATCTATATGACCGCCGCCTCGGTTGTATGCATGCATATAACTGCAACCATTAGAAACCAAACGTTGTATCACCCCAATTCCTTTTTAATTTCCTGAGTAGACATTCCAGCTTGTTTGGCTAGTTCTTTAAGTTCTTTTTTATCATTTATTTTTGCTAATAGCTCTAAATCTTCTTCACTGCGCTCTGGATAAATGCTACGCAAAAACTTAATCGCTTTATTGTTGTTAGTCTTCTTCTTAGGACTAATCCATTTGTGATAACAGTTGCCCATACCTGGACTTATTGTTGTACTCAATAACCATAAAAACTTTTTGTGTTTACTGGCACTGAGATCAAAGAAGTGCTTGTTTAAACGCTCGTTACAACTCGCCAAATAATACTGTTGCAGGATCGGGTCGCCTGTTACACTGCTACCCCAGCGAATCATAAGGAACGGAGCAAACTTTTTTTGCTCCTCATTGGTCATTTCATCAAAGTACTCTCGTCTCTTTGAATCTAATGCACTCATTTCATTTCGTATGTTTAGTCGATCCATGGTCATTCTTTATCAAGTTATAAATCATTATAGCATGGTCTAGTGCTTTACGCAAGCCCTTGTTTGAGCGAGCTAGCTCAAACATACCACGTGCTAGTACTTGTTCGTTATGCAATCTAGTCTGCTCTCTTTGATATGGCGTGTCAGGTAGTTTCAAACGGTCTGCTGAATCTGCTCCAATGGGTCTTGCATACACAGTTGTGCCGCCGTCGGGTGATTCATAGATATATTTGGGCTTGTTCTGAGACATAATATCTTCCAATGTTGCAATTTTGAAAGCCTTCGATTACTTCTCTATGTATGGGCCAGTGTGCTAGGTCTACAGGTTCTGCAACCAACTCATAGTTGTTGTTAAATGTACTAGCAAAATATACTTTAGGTGCTTTGGTTTTGTTAGCACACTCATTAACAAACTTATGATGTATGTGTCCGTAATCTCCGTCTTCGTTGTGTGTTAATATGAGATCCGCTGAACGTATATTACGTGTTAATGATTCTTCAGCTAGACCTACATCAAATGTAAGCAACTCATTTGCTTCTAAATCTCGATAGTGATCCTGGAATCCTAAAAACTTTGTTTTAATATCGTACAGATTCCAAAAGGCAGCGGCTTCTTGTGCCCGATCATCTTTTAGGTCATAGGTCAAATAAACAATAGACCAATCCCAATCTTTAAACTTTTGTATAAAGGGCCATGCAAATATTACACAGTCATCTGGATGCGCTACTGCCGCTATTGCCTTCAATGGTTTCTCCTACCATCAAACACACATATAAATTCTAAAAAATAATCGCCTGTGTTGTGTACTTTATGAAATACGTTGTCCTCTACTAGAACAATATCTCCTGGTTTTACATCAAACTCACGATAGTCTAGTTCCATTTTACCTGTGCCGTTAATAAAATAATAGACTTCTTCTTGTCCAGCATGACGATGTCCAGTGGTGCATTGGTTTGCACGTAGTCTAGTTTTGCTGAGTACAAGATTTTTTAATAGTTTATTATCATACAGCTCGTACTTTTCATTGTCTTTGATTAGCTCGCCGCCAATCCATTCTTCGTTTACTAGATTCGGGTTACCAGATTTTTCCATAGTCAACTACCTCACTTTGTCTGCTGATATCGTTTACAAAATACACACAACGTGGTTTTTCGCCTTCCTCTATCGGAACTGCTAACAGTTGTCCGGGTCTGAGTTTAGGGAAATACCATTTAACATCCTGAAATATATCTTCAATTTCGATTTCTAAAAACTCTGGTCTAAAGCTACTCAATGAATTGAAACTAAATGCTTTGAATCCTCTATCATTGATACTAGTTAGTGGAACAACTTCAAGGTCACCGAACTCAGCCTCACCAATCAATATTTGCCAATCCAACGGCATACGAATTTGTTTGCCTGCAATACGCAAAACCAATGCGCTACTGTTAAAACTTTCTAGAAAAATCAACGGAATAAAAAAGAAGTCAGGGTTTTTTGCATCGCTGTTGTCTAATACTGAAAATCGAAGATCTTCAATCTCTTCAGGCAGTTCAGTCATATCAAATGGCTGGTTTTCTAATGTTAGTATTCTCATATTTTCCAATATTCCTTAATTATTTTATAATATACATCAGCAAGGTACTCCTGGCTTTTTGGATCTCCGTGGTAACCAGGATCAAAGCCTAGTGTTTTATCAAAGAACCATTTGTTAGTAGCATATGCTGGAGTTTCTTCAAAGTCAAGTGTAAAACAACGATCAGGAACTACTTCAGGAAAATACTCTCGAACATCATTGCTGGTCCAAAGATTACAAGCAACAACCAAGAAAGGAATTTTAGCATAGTGCAGTTGCATTATACCGTCACGAATAATCCAACGGTCCATTTGCAATTTCCATTCCGAATCATACATAAAGTTAATATATTGTTTAACTGCGGCTTGTGTGCCTTTATCAATTTTACTAGCACGATAAGGATGATTATAATTTTCTGCAAGACTAAAAATAGTTTCACAAATCATTGTATAAGGATTGTTGCCGTAATTAACATTGTTAATCCCTGCTTCGATATTGTAACCATTTAAGTGTGCTTTTTGTAGGTGTTGTTGTAGATCACTATTCCAGCCTTTATTTTCATCCTTAGGAGGAACATAAGGAGCCGCACTAGCTGGTATTTCCATACGATCATGAAATGTAGGAGCAATAATAGCAAAGGCAGGACGCTGACGAAGCACTTCATCAATTTGAATTCTAATGCCACCGTTAGAGCATCCTTGGCGTGCTAGAATTTCTAAATCCCAGCCTAGCTTCTTAGCTAGTACTTCGCCATATGCAGTACCTGCTAGCTCTTTATATTCTGCGTTTGCTGGAGCACTAAAACTGCATCCACATACCATTAACTTATTCATAAGCAAAATACCAATTCCTGTTTAGTGTATTATACGATGTTCTTAATCTTTCCGATCCTTGTGGTATTACTTTACACATTGTACCAAAGATTGTGTCATGTACATGTAGTTGTATATTGTCTGTAACTGCACGCCATAGTACTACTATACAACACCAATGCATATCAGTCAAGCCTTTTAGGTTAATTTCATGATTAAAACGTTCGTAATCAACATGCCCTTTTTTATTTAAATCCACTGAATGCCATTCTGTTTCGTGTACAACTCTAAAGTGTTCCATAATCTCTGGCATACCTTGTGTGCCTTGGTGTGCCTGATTAAAAAGATTAAAGATTGTGTTTTGTTTAAACTGGTCTGCGGATTGAATAGCTTCTCGATTAATAGCCTCTTCAAACTTTGGATCTATTTCAATCTCAGGTTCGAAACCATATGCTTCACTAGCACTTTGACAAATAGCAAACATAGGATGATGCTCGTAGATTCTAAACTGATATTCTATACGACCTGGAATAAACTCTCCGCCTCTAGCAATAGCATGCTCGCTGATCTCTAATAAATTTTCGTTCCATATGTTGGTGCATAAAACTTCACTAACATAAACATCTCCTGCAACCTCGATATCCATCCAGTTTGCGTTCAGCACTGTAGCACGATCACTGAGCTCACATAGTTCTAGATTCTTGCGTGTTAATTCGGCACGTTCCGGATCCATTTCAACGCATGTAACATGTGTTGCACCTGCCTTTAGTGCTAGTATGCTCAACAAGCCTGTGCCTGATCCAATATCTACCACATGCTTGCCCGGCGCTTTTAGCTCTAGTGCGCTTTTGTAAAATCTATTGCGTCCGCCATCGTTAATCATTGGCAAGAACACGCCATTATCACTACGCCATTCAACTGCCATTGATAATCTCCTGTAATGTTTGTGCTACTAACTTTTGTGTTTCAGCATCTGTATGAAAACTGCTAGAAAACTTACCTTGATAAGTCCATGCATGTTCGTATAAAAATTTACATTCATCGTGCAATGATATTGTTGCTATTTTTTGAAGTTTTGCTCTAGCACAATATCCATGATACATTTCTCTGTCGAACCAATCCTGTGCGTCATGATCAAACAAGTAAGCATGATATTGCTTTATTGCATCTACAACTTCACGTGAACCTTCCAAGACTTGTCGATTGGTTACCAGTGTATCTATAGTATGACTAATAAAAGGCGCACGTTCATCGCCGGCATATTTGTTTTCGTTATATGTTGGAAATCCATCGTCATTGCCATAACGTATATTCTTTAGCACATTAGGTGTAGTCCACTGTGGTGCCTTAAGGACAGGATTTGGTGCTAGCATACGACTAGGATCAGTCATACCGTACACGATAATATCTGGATACATCCTTAGTGCTTCATTAAACTGACAGAAGATTGCACTGTTGCTAGCACCTTGTCGTGCTAGGTTTATAACATCACCGTCTAATAGTTCACTAAAATGATAACCTGGGTAGTCCTGAGATGGAGCACAAAAACTATCGCCGCATACTACAACTTTCATTGTTTGCCTCTCAGTGCTAATTCAATAGCACTGTCAATTTTTGCATCAAAACTAGCCGACTTTAAACGCTGAAAGTTTTCTTCAACTTTGTCCATTACACGAATATAATCTTTGCGAATTTCCTCTATGGGTCTGTTTACAAATTGCCATACACTTTTTGTAAACTCTGTGATACGTTCTTGAGGATCGCCTATATTATCATAGTTTAAATTAAACAGTTCTTCAAATACATGGTACCCTTTGTCTCTAAGTACACGCAAACTGTTTGGAGCGGCTGTGTATAAGAATAACTGTCGATGTGCAATAGCATTAAAAATCTTTTCGCTAAAAAATGGTCTTGGTGCCAACCCACGAAAATGTGTATCAACAATTACATTCAAGTAACTGTCATTGAATAAGTCATGTGGTAGAGCATCAAAATCTACACGGTTGCCTATAGTTTCAGTCGGAATTCCTGGTAAGTTAGCAACGTCAGACAAGAATTCGTCTGAAAAATAGTTAAACACATCCGTACCTTTGCCACTATCGCGTGTCCATGTGTAATCAAAGTTTGTTTCCAAACAAGAATAATATAATATTGTTGGACTAATATCTACATTTTGTAGAGTTTTCAGTAAATGTCTACGCCAAGGATAGTCTTTGGTGCTGGTGTACATAACACTGTGTTTACGATAGTGTCTAGTAATGTCTTCAAAACTTTCCGGTCTATCAAAGGTCCAAAAGTGTGTAGCATGTTCATGAAATAGATCACAGTATACTGGAAAACGCACTCCATCTTTGTGCGTATCCCAACGACTGGTCAAAAATACAAAAGGATTAGTTGTGGTTTCAGCAAAATGATTTAGGTATTCAACCAATGGCTGTTGTAGGTGTGAATCCATATATGGATTCTCAAGTACTAGAATATCATCTGGTGCATAGTTTGAGCGATCATTTAAAAATTTAACATATTGATATTCAAAATTTGGAGCTCCTGTTGAATCGTAGTCGTCTGCAAAATCAATGTGTCGAATATAACGATCTTGCCAAGGCTTTTCATGATAGTAATAGCTGTTGTGAAAATCTGTTACACGAAAAAACTTTTCACCTGCATAGCTTTTCTTTTCTCGCAGAGCAATACCCAACACATTTGCAATGTTGTTTTTGATCTCTACTCTATATCCATTCATGTCACGAATATCAAGAGCACGTTGACCAATAACTTCTAAAGGCTCGTTGTCTATGCGACCTTTTTTGAAGTCATCTTCCATACTCCAAATAGTACGATGTACTTTGACTAAATCCTGTATCATATGCTGGATTTTTTCGAGATCGTAATCTTGTTTCAGTTGCTGTTCGTAAAACTCAACTTCTTCTCTATTGCCTTCTGTAAACTTCTCATCTTTTAGCAAAGCAATAGCATAACGATCCACTAGTTCATATACAGGAAACTTCAATTGACTACTCCAACCTTGGGAAAATAACGAATAAACTCTACTGGAGTATTTAAATGTGTTTGCAGACGTGTCCTAATTTCTTCAAAGAAGTTCCATGCTAGTGGCATGTACACACACCGAGTTGGGTCCACATAGTCTGCGAGTTGATCTACACTAATAATAGGTATATGTCTGCCTGGAGTATACAATCCTTGCTTTAGAGGACTGTCGTCGATGATGCATGCTAGTGGCACCTTTGTGTAGTTTAACAGTGTGTTTCCTTTAGCCGCGGCGCCATAACCAACAACTTTTATACCCTCAGATGCTTTAAGATTAATAAGAGCTACTAATTCCTTACAAAGTGCTTGTACGTTCTCACTCCACGCAAAATACGTGTCTTTTGTTTGCAATCCTTGTGCGGCTTCTACAGTAAGTATATTATCAACATGTTCTTGGTTAACTGCTTCGTGTCGTAGCTCAAACACATAGCTGGTGCCGTGTATAGGTGTTTTAACAACGTCTGTTAGATGCAAGCCTGCACGTCGAGCTAGCTTGTACATACTGTAAGCATTGTAGAAACTGATATGCTCGTGATAAATGGTATCAAATTCATTGTTTAACACCATGTTGGCTTGGCTAGTACTGAGGTATATGCGTCCTTCTGGGATTAGATGTCTACGAGCAACACGCAGAAAGTCCATTGGATCTGCTAAATGACTGAATGCATTTTGATTGTTGATAACATCAAAGCTCAACACGCCCAATTCTTGTATTGCGTTCTCGCTAAAGAAACCAGTAACACATTGATGCTTGCTGTTTCTAAACTCCGCTAGGTTAGCGGCTGGGTCAATGCCATATGTGGTTTGCTTGCTGAAACTGTCCAGTTGTGTCCCATCATTACAGCCCACATCTAGCACACTATATTCTTCTTTGCCTATGCGCTCAGTTACCCAACGTGCAAACCAATCGCTGTAGTCTTTGATTGTTTGGTTGGTGCCTGTGCGATACAAATAGTCTGTGTAGATAATAGTAGGATCAACAGTATGCGTTAACTGTAGATGATAACAGTTAGTGCATAAGTCCAACGCTAATGGATATTCTGTGCTGACTGTGCTTTCAGTTTCATAGTTGTTAGCAAGTGGCTGTTTGCCTAGGTCTAGAACTGTTTCTAGTTCTTCGCTACCACATGCTAAACATTTTGTGTTTTCAGTTAAAGCTTCAGCCATCTTGAATTCTTTAATGTCCAGTTAACCATTTGTGTTAACCTTGTTTCAAAGTCTTGGCTAGGAACCCAACCAAGGCTTTTCATATACGCTCCACTGAGTGCATATCTGAAATCATGTCCAGGACGTTGTGAATCATAGCCGACCATTTCAGTTTTAATTTTGCGTCCCATAATTTTAGCGACATGTTCTGCTACTTCTAGATTGCTGTATTCACGATCACCAACAATATTAAACTTAGGACAGGTGCCGCCACCTTCGTCGTGTGCAATAGGAAACTCGCCATGAGGTAAGTTAATAATAAACATAGTAGCGTCTGCAACATCCGCCGCATGTATCCAATGACGCAAGCCTGAGCGTGTGCCTGTTTCTGCATCGCAATGTATTACTACAGGTTTATCATCCAAGAGCTGACGCATAACAATGCCCAAAAACTTTTCTGGTAACTGACGTTCACCAAACACGTTCATGGTGTGTGTAACATAGATAGGCATCTTGTAGGTATTTTCATACGCAATGCAGAGCTCTTCTGCTCCTGCTTTAGTAGCTGAGTATGGACTACGGCTATTGTAACGTGACCATTCGTGATACTCTATATCGTCTGGAGCATCACCAAACACTTCATCAGTACCAAAGTTAATAAACTTCTTTAGGTTGGGCTGATGGTGTCGTGCAAACTCCAATAAGTTTGCTGTACCCACTACGTTGTCCTGCACAAACTGTAGAGGGTTTGCAATACTACGATTAACATGACTACCGGCTGCCATATGTACAATGTAATCTAGCTCGCCAATTTGTTTAGATATTTGATCGTTAAGCTCTGCACGTAGGTCATGGAATATAACACGTAGTCTACGCATCTCTTCTGGACCGAACTCTTGTGCTAGTTCCGCAATACGATTTAAATTACCTGAAAAGTCTAATCTATCCAAGCTAATGATTTCGTATTCAGGATGCTTGAGCAATCTGCGTAAAAGATGGTGACCAATAAACCCGGCACCTCCGGTAACTAAAATTCTTTTCACTTCCATTCCACCTTTTCCAATTCAAACGGATAGTTTGCATCTCGATAAAATTGCTTCCTTTTTGTAAGGTGGCGTTTTGCAAACTTACATGTAGATGTAATATCCCATATCTCTACGTGATCTTTATCTTCTGCTTTACGAATGCCTCGCCCTATAGATTGTATAACTCTAACGAAGCTCTTACCAGGTTCCAAAAGTACGAGATTGAAAATGCGAGGGATATTAATACCCACAGCGGCAACACCATAAGTGGCCACAATAACCTTATCGCTAGAGTCTGCGATTTCGTCATATTCTTGTTTACGATCCTGTGCCTTTGTTCCACCGCTGACAAAAACGGCGCCCTGAATCCTCTCTGTGAGTTTTGTTCCTGCATGTATCCTATCCACTAATATTAATGTGTTTCCACTAGTTCTAATCTGTTCAATCATACCAGCAATATAGTCCAACCTGTCAGGTTGTTCTAACAAGTATTTAAGCTCGCTTTGATAGTTGGAATATTCTGAATGATCGACGAGCTGTACAATGTTCACTTTACATTGTGCAAGATGTCCTGCTTCTTGCAGTTCGCTGGCACTGAGCTTGCCCATTACGTTTCCAATGCTACAATACAAACTCGCTTGTTCAAATTCTTCTTTAGGAATAGTTCCAGTTAGTCCCCAACGTATAGGTACGTGAGCAAATACACTAGTCAGCAGAGTTTTTAGTGCGTCTGCTTTAGCCATGTGTACTTCATCTACCATTACACACACAACATCTTCGATAAACTCGCCAATGGAGATATCAGCAACTTGGTTGCGTGTGTTCTTTAGCAGTACATTCAAACTCTGCCAAGTGCAGATAGTATGCTGTCTACCAAACTCTTTACGATCACCAAAGAATACACCTACGTCTAATCCCATGTTGATATAGTCTGCTTCTGTTTGTGTAACCAAACTTTTGTTAGGCACAATAACAATGCTACGCCCGTAGGCTTCTACACTCTTGCTCAGTGCCGCAGTCATAATAGTTTTGCCTGCGCCTGTTGCTACTTCTTGTATGCACTGTGGATTGTCTAAGAAGTTATTGATGATCTCGACTTGATAGTCACGTAGTTGTATGGGTTGCCCTGCGGCTGGATGACCTTTGGGCCACAATGTATCGCTATAGGAGTTTTCATCTACTTTTGTGAATTCAAAATTAGTAGAATAATCCCTAGCATCGTGTAATTCAATATCATACCCGCCACGTTCCAGCTCAGGTAAAATCTGAGGAAGTAGATTGATATAAGTTGAGCCTCCCAATTGGAAGAAGCTAACCGTACCATCCCACCGTCCTAGTCGTACTGCTGGCATATAACGTGCGCCAGGTATCTCATACTTAAACAAGTTCATGAGTCGACGACGCATGTTAAGATCTAAACCTTCAATCTTAACATTCACTTCGTCTTTAATATGTAGTATGCATCTACTCATTCGGATCCATCTTTTATGACATTGCCGTGATATACTTCCACGTATGCATCGCAGTGGTTACATGATAGGTTGGTTAGGATAGTATGTCCACCTTCGTTCCATGATAAATCATGTTCATCTATTTCTATGTCGTGATCTCCACCCCATATAAGTTCATTATTACATACATAACATTTCATATAGTTTGCTCCTCTAGTGCTTGTTTAAGTACGACTCCAAGTCGTGAAAGATTGGGTCTTGCATTACCGTTGCTAACAAAGATTGTTTTTTCTGCTCGTTGGAACATACCTTGGCGTATACTGCCTCCACGAATCAATCCGTTACTAGTAATTAGTACGGGATAAGTGTCCAGTGTTTTTTTGTTTAGTTTAGTTCCAACTTCCAATATGTAACGGCGTTTGTCTGGCTGAGGCTCACTGTAAACTTCAAGCCCAGTAAAATCTTTAAACCAGTCTACCAATCTTTCGCCAGCATTTTGATAGATAGCAATAGGAAAACGATCCACATGTTCAATGTATCGCACAATGTCTACTAGCCTATCAGACTCGGATACTTCAGTCCAACTATTGAGCATAAACTCGTGCGACACAGTGTCAGGAACACAAGCCGTAAGCAAACTTTCGTCAACATTGTACTTGCAGACACCACTGAGGTCTATCAGTCGTGTGATGTTGGTCATGTCTACAGTACCAACATTCTCTGCAATGTAGTTGGTTAGACTTGAGGGTGCATTAACAAACACCATCTCATTATCTCGTAGTGTTAGATGCGGAACATTGTATTCAGAACTATTACATAGCTCAATTAGAGCGTCAAACTCTGAATCGGTTTCAAACTTGTAGTCCGCCACTAAAGAATTATATGCCCACATAATGTTATAGTCAGTGAGTGCTATTTTCCAATAACGGTCTGTTTGGTTCCAAGCTACTGTTCCATGACTGGTGTCTCTTGCAAAACTTCTCAAATGTTCAATTATCTTTTGATCAAAAGGAAAGAATACTTTAAGTTCTTCGTTCTCAACTTTTAATCTGCGTCGGTAATCAATATCTCGTAACGGAAGTTTACAAGTAACAGAACCTTGTTCTACAGGTTCAACACTAATAGCATGCTTGGCTAGTTGGCGACGATATTTGGTAACAATCTTAGCGGCTAGATCAACCTGCTTGGGCGTAAAGCCTATACCTTGTACGATTTGATGTGCGAAATTATCCAATACACTAACATCATATCGTGCTAGCTTTACAATAGCTTGATTAGTATATGCCCAGTTGCCTACTACCCAACGACCTTTTTCGTTTTCTGTGTAGCCTGCAATAGTTAGTATGTAATCTTCTAAGTGTTTGAATGTTTTCATCATATCACACTATAGCATCCTGAATAAGTTTTGTCTATTAAAAAAATGGGCTTGTGAATCCGAAAACTCACAAGCCCAAAGGTATGCCGCTAGTTTTTAGGAGCTAGGAGGAGTAACTACCGGCATTCTCTAGCTACCTGCTTTAGCGCAGGTAACCAAAGCCATTGATTCCCAACGGTCAGGAAAACTCTTTACTAGGTCTGCGATCTTGAGCGCCATACGCAGACTCATTTCACGCAAATTATTCTTATTCTTTTCCATGAAGTTTAGGATTGAATCCTGTTGTTCTTGATTAAAATTGTATCCTTCAAACAACGCACCATCGCCTGCAATCTGTCGGATACGAAGCATTTTATCTCGCATCGTGTCCAAGGTCAAGTCTAGGTAGTGACAACGTGATTGAAGTGCATCCAAATGGTCCCTCATCTTTTGAGAACGAACATTCTCAAACTTAAGGTTGGTGATAAACACCACGGAACCTTTGAACTCAAAACTGTCTGGAACGCCTTCTCGACGCAATAGGTTACTGTCTGCAAGCCAGCTAATCTTACGTTTCTTGCCAGAGTCTAATGCACCCTTCAGAAGGTTTAGACAAACATCGTCCATCAGCACACTGTCACAGTCATCAAACACCAACATAGAATTAGCATCGCTATATTTGTAGAGTGTGGTGTAGAGACCAATAGCACTGGTGCTACCTTTAACAACATCTGCCTTTAGAGGACGACCTGCAATCTGATCAAACAGTGTAGCTTTTTCAACTTCTTGTTCGACACCGTAAGATTTACCAACACCTGGAGGGCCACTAACAATCATTGCACGAATGTCACCACTAACACAAGCCTTAGTCATATCAGTGAGGATATCAAAACGCTCACGGATTTCTTCAATACGTTGTTCGTCGGATTTGCTATCGTTGTCTTCTACTTCAACAACTTCTGCATCGGTAGCATCTGCACTCACAAACTCATAATGCTTCATGCTAGTAATTTTGATGCGAAGTTTGTCGGGACAACCATGAAACTTGTTGTCATTATAAACTGTAACTTGACCACCTTTAGCGGTGTGCTTGTATTGTTCTGCAAGACGGAACACCTGACCACTAACATCTGCGTTACGGTAAGTGCCTTCTGCGATACGGATAAAACTTGATTCTGACATTCCTATTGCTCCTATGTCGTTTTCGTTGTTCCTAACTATACACTTAGTATAGCACCTATTACGGGTTTGTCAACCTCTTATTTGGTCCAAACATGATAAAACTTAGTAGGGAGATTTTCGCATGAATATGCAGTAGAAGCATAGTTCACCACCTTAACACACTCATTGGTGCTGTAACTAACATGCACATCAGGAAGGCTCAGTGCTGAATTCATGCTATAGACTAAGCCTGCTCCTAGTGCGCCAACTGCTAAAAAACTGAAAATCTTTGTCATTCCCTACTCCTCTTTCCTAACTGTTATATACAGTATAGCATCACTGTCCAAAATGTCAACTATTTTGTGCTAGAAAAAAGTGTTGTATTTCAACGACTTAGGAATTTTCTGGAAATTCTACATCGGCAAATGGCACCACCATACGCCAATCGTTCTCGGCATCGTAGATCTCATAGACCTCTTGATCCCTGTCACGGGCCGTAGCATAGCCCTCACGAACTAGAACTTTGTGTCCAGCAATAGGCAAATCAGCCATGCTATAAAAGCCGCCGGGACGGTCAAACCTGTCCACAGGAAACTTGTACTTGTAGGTGCAAAGCACCCCTTCACGATCTTCAACCATCAATACTCTCCATCCAGTTATCGAGAATAGCCTCAACTTTTTCTTCGTTGTAACCAAGTCTTGTTAGATCAGTAACAAACTCACGGGTATCTCCCGTATACTGAAAACGCATAAACACGTTGTCTACTTTACGTTCCCAAAACTCACGAACTTCAACTACTTCACCCATTAACTGTTTCCTTTTGTTTAGCGATGTACTTAACACGCCCGTTGCAGGCGTTATCCACAGTTATCGAATAATCTGCGGAATACTGTTGATGAAAATCAAACACCTTTTTCATGAATAGATCAAAATGTTCGTTTATCCACGGTTGTGTAAATTCTATTTCAATTTGTGCTGGTTGCATGCTTCTGCTCCAGTAAATAGTCTTCTAGTGTGTAGAGTGCATCGGGACCATGTCCACCAACGTGCCATTCGTAGCTACCCATTGGAGTTTCTTTTTCTTTCCAATCGTAGATGGTAGTGATCACATAGTCTTGTGTTTCATTTTCCAAGTCTTCAACAAAAAACTCAATATTCCAAGAGCTATTAACTTTACCATCGCCAGATGATGCTTCGGGCTCACCAAACAAAGCTACCAGCTCATCGTATGTGGCTTTGATTAAACCGCTGTAGCTGGTTCCAACTATATCAACGCCAACTCCGGTTTCACTAAGGCTAATAGTCTTGCTCATGCCGCATCCTCATACTCTTCATAAACAACAACAGCCTCGAGCTCTTTAACAAGCTCACGTCCGTAATCGGTAAACAGAACACCTTGATTCCAAACCCAATGCTCAACGTCTTGGCTGTGATAGAAACGTTCATCCTCAGTCAACCAACGTAGAGCCGTTGCACGGTCGCCAGCACCTAAATTTATAGTGTTGTTGATGAGGTTTTCACACTCAGTAACAGCCTCTTGGGCTCGTCGGGCTTCTTCCTTAGCCACCCGATCACATGCATCTGCAATGTACTCAGCTTCTGCACGAAGCTCTTCCATGCTCATGCTAGCAAAGTTGTAATGACGACCTTTGGTACCAAAAGCAGTTTTATGCTCTTCGTAAATGAACATCTCAAGGTCTTGACGGGCAATATCTTTAAGTTCTACTTGCATCGACGAGTCTCCTAATTCCTTATTGTCTATATAATATAGCACCAAGGTATCAAAATGTCAACCAAAAAAGACGTTTAATCTGCGTAATAACCTTGACTCTCACAACGTTCTACCCATTTTTTAAAGTATTTTCCGTGGTTTACAGGCTTGTTATTCACAATCTGATGTAAGTGGATCATCTCGTGGGCAAGTGTATCTGTGAATGAATGTACACACGGAAACTCTGCCATAACACCAAAATAAACGTTGCCGTCATCTTCAGGTACACACCATCCAGCTTCGCTGTCAGAATCTTCTATTTCCAACACATCAATTGCAGAAAACTCTAGTTCACCGTCAAACACTGTGCGACTGATTTTCGCAAACTCATGACGTAGACGCTTTTCCGTAACTTTGTACATTAGGCAAAACTCTGCTTGTTGTTTAAGTGTGTCCTATACTAGCACTGAAATTAGGTTGTGTCAACCTAATTTTCAAACAGTTCGTGATACATAGCTTTGCCTGTTGTGCCGTCTCCGCCGTTATCCTCAACGTTAATACTTTCATTGACGGACCCATCTTCGTTAACAAAGTAAAGATCATAAAAGAGTGTATCGCCGTTAGGATATATTGCAGTATCATAGCGCAACAAGTTCCACCGTGGAGGCACTGAAGATTCAAAACTGTATGTATGAAAATGTCCTTTTTCTACGCTCATACCAAAATAAACATAAGGAGCATCGTCGGGCAGTTCTTCATTGTCAACTTCTTCTACGGCTTCAACGCCATATCTTCCAGCAAAATCTTCCCACGCTCCATCAAAAACTTCTTCTTTATTGCCTTGAGGATCTTCGCTTTCAACTTGCACCCATGCACCGGATACAGCACAAACGTTTTCGTGTAGTATATCACTCATGTCATGCCACTCGCCTTCGATTTGAGCATGTGCTGGGACGTCAGCCCATTCTTTCATTTCTGGGAAATTCCTTTCCCAATCACACATATACTCTTCAAAATCTTCTTCACGTTCTTTCCAGTATGTAAACTGCTCTTTGGTCAAACGCCCATAGACCATTTCTCCACCATAGCCTCCGAGGGAGATGAAATAGGTTCTGGGTCCGTGTTTAAGAGTTTCAACGGTGCGTTCTTGCTCTTCCAACGAAGCCATTACACTGGCTCCAGTTTTGAGTTCTTGCGCCCTTCAAGTATAGGCTTGAGCATACGCATTAGTTTACGACTGGTGTCATAGACATACTCACGTGCATCGTCATCTTCGTCGCTAACGATTAAAATAAACCCGTTCGCGGCTTTACGAATTTCGATGTTTTCAAATGTATCTGGCATTATAATATCCTCTACTTACAGATTGTTGTATTATGTTAATATAACGTCTATAGTATAGAAAGTCAAGCCATTTTGATTAGATTTTTCCAGTAACCAATGTAGTATCAACAACATCTTCTTTTGGACTACTATATATAACATAGTTTTGGCTTATAGCATTCTTCAATCCGTTTTCGATCTGCTTGCCGTTGTTCATCCACATATGGTAATGACTGTATAAACTGCTGTTAAGGCTTGAATACATGTCATAGTGATCAAGAGCACCTTCGTGGTTACTGTCAAAGTACCATTGATCTCGGTTACCAAAAATATACTTTTGATTTTTTTCGATAAAGTATGTTTCGCCAAAGTCAAACAATCGCGGATAGATAGTTTGTACGAACTCAGGACTCATACTATCTACTTCCCAACCATAACTCGGGTTGTGTGGTTTAGCACCAGGAATTTTACTAAAGTCTTGTTTAGCACGTTCGTGATAATTATTAACTAATAAGTGACATTGTTTACGTATAATCTTTTGGCAAATATCAGTGGGACTCCAGTAAAAATATTCGTAACTGCCTTTTGTGCCATCATCGTATAACTGACGCAATGGAGTCATACGAGCTTGCACAAATGCATCATGAAAATTAAATATCCAATTGTTGTCTAGGTAACGGATCATAGGTTTGTCTGATCCAAAAACCCATGCTAAATTCTTACCCTTTTCCAGTAACTTATTCCAGTCTGGGATAGTTAAGTAAAACTCGTCGGCAATAATTCGGTTAATACTAAGCATGCTACCAAATACATCAAACAGATTATCTCCGAAACCGTACTTGCAAATAATATCTTTCCAGTTCTTGAACATATCACCATAGTCGATTATACGCACATTCAATGAAGGATATTTAGTTTTTAGCCATTTGATTTTGTTCCAAGTTAGTGCAGTTAACTCTTTGTATTGATTACTGACTTTGTCATATTTGCTATAGTAAACACACACTTCGTCAATTGGAATATTGTTGTCTAAGAAGGCATATAGCATATTGGCACTATCGTGTCCACCGCTGTAATATAATATTAGATAATCGTAACTGCGTCGAAGTTCTAACGCACGTTGTTTGTATATTTCTCGAATGTCTTCTTTGGGCTCTTGACTCCAATCAAATTGCCCAAAGAAGTCATCGTTATAATTCCATTTCCATTCTTGTGGCATATGATGGTGCCAGTCCATCAGTTCGGTTTTAAGATAAGTCTTACGATTACCGATCTGATAAAAGCCGTTACGGTCACCGATACTAGATGGACTGACTACCTTCATAATATTATTTCCAGTTAAGTTGGATTTTAGCACCTTCGATGTATTCATCGAGTGTTGCAGAGTCAACACCTACTTTAGTGTTAACCATGTTTTGCGGCTCAAGTCTTAGACCTAAGTCACTTAATGACTTTTCTAGTGTAGCTAGATCTTTGTCTGACATGTTGCGAACAAAGAGCATCATACCAAGGCTGTATTCACTAAGTGGATTGTCACCAGTTAAGTCGCTCATTGGGCTTTGACCATAACGTGTTGAACCAGTTGAGTACAGACAATCGATTGTGCCTGCTTTAATTCCGCTACTAGCAACTGAAGTAGCAATCATTGCAACATCAACTTCGCCATTGACCAAACCTGTTAGAGCTGGACCACTGCCGCCGTATGTAACATTCTTAAAAGTAATGTTCATGTTATTGGCATTAATATGCTCAATTTGACTAGCCTGTGGGTTAAACTTATTGTTACCAAACAAAAGGTTGCTACCTGGTTTAAGTGTAACGCCTTTTCTAACGCAGATGTCGTATGGTGCATATGTAACAGCAATTGGCTTTGCTTTTGCAAAATCTATTACGCAGTTTTGATTTTTCTTTTTGCTGTTACGATACATGCTATTTGACCAAATAATACCTACTGGATCCGTAGCAGATTCAAAGTAACTAACTGACTCACCACAACCGCCAGTCTGTTTAGCGGAAATATTAAAGTCTGACTTTTTACCAAGTTCAGCAATGTTATTAATTAACACGCCTTGTGGGCCTTTGAGAGTTGAAGTAGCAACTACTTCGAACGCACTTGCAGAAGTAGCAACTGCAATAGACAGAACCGCACCCAGTACGGAAGTCTTTAAGATTTTATTTAACATTCTGTTTTCTCCTTATGGTTTAGAATATGTAAATTTGGAACACTCGATAACCTGTTTGTAAGATCTGTCCTGTTAACAAGAATCCAATTACTATCGGTAAAAGGTTTACTTTTAATTTTGCTACAATATAACTGATTGGTAAAAACACAGCAAGATGAACTAGTATATACTGAAACGTATAGCTGTTAGCATAAAAGAACATCGAAATACTAATTGTTGCTATGATTACACCAAACCAGCGTGTAGTTAAAATTAGCGCAATCCAATTATAAAAATACTTATTTGTAGTCAATGCCAGCGCCGAAAACGTAAAAGTGGCAAAGACTAACACACCTAGTAGAGTAAGTTGGTTTGATGTTTCTTTCATAAACTCAAACCCAAACCCCAATTGATTAAAATACTGTACAAAAAACACTTCAGTTGCAGTAATAGGAATTCCAAATACTAACAAAGGTAACCATGCTGTTATGATAGCAGAGTTATTAGCAGTTTCGCTAGCGGCTACACGTGCCAGTGGCGAATGCCCTCTGAATTTTTGATAGAGGTAACAACAATAACTTGAAAGTGAAGCTCCTAACTGTGGTACAAACCCAAAGAGCGATCCTAGTAGGCTGTATATGGAAAATGGTCCAATCCATTTTCTTACAGGAAAAGGTTGCTTATCTGTTTTATCGACCAAGTCGTAATTGATTTCTTCAGGATCTTTAAAAGTCATCTGCATTGATACTATAATAATCAATGCTAATAAACTGTTGAAATAATATGTTGGTGTACCAACATAAGGAGCTAGATCTTCATAGAACGAAATAAAAGAGCAAAATACTATTGTTAATGTGTTGATTATCCAGCGTCTATCGCTAGTGATAGACACTACTATCAAAAATACAAATATTGCAAATTTTGCCAGTATTGGAAGAGTGAGACCTTGTAGTAATCCAGCCATCAAAGTTAATGTCAGTATACCACTGGCAAACAAACTAGCTACTAAACTGCCATAGGTAGTTGTTTGCACCGCTTGATAAATCTCACCAGGTGTTTTAAAGTTTTTTAGTTCAAATAGAATCGGAAAGGAACTTGATTCGCCAGGAATACGATAATACAAAGCGGCTTGACTACCAAAGAACTGAGTACCCATCAGTGCTACCATTGCATAACACAACAAAGGCAAAGGGGTAGGATCAATAATTGGTAAGAACAGAAAATATCCTAGTAAGATAGGGATACCAGGAGCGAGTCCAGTTAGCACCCCAGAAATTATACCAACAAATCCTGCTGTCGCTATTTCAAGCATTTGTGTAGATTGTTCCTTAACTTATTATTTTGCTAATAGATGTATCTACACACTATACACGGAAGGGCGTTACAATGTCAACATTGATAAATGGTTAATTCAACCAAAGCGTCCAAATAATTCCGACGTCGGCGTTGCACCGGCGTTGCAAAAATATTTAGTCTTCGGGCCACCAATGTTTGACTTTTTTCCAGTCTGGACGGTATTCGTTTTTAAGGGTAAAGCGTCTAATAACAACAGGAACCTTTTGCAGTTTTCTTCCCATCACCAACGAATACAAAAAAGAATTAGCAGGCGTTTCATCAGGTTCTAATACAGATTCTACAAACTTGTGCCATTTATATGTCTGTTTTTCGTCATCATACCATTCACGGCAGTAACGCATAGCATCTTTACCAGATCTCCAATGTTTTTGTATAGCTGGACGGTTGGGTTGCATCGAATATGCATCATAAATGTTATTTTCTATCATATACTCGGCGGCAGTATCTAATGCAGATTTCCACGGATGTGGTTTAGACCAATCTAATAGGTTTTGATAAACAAAGTTAATACTAGTAAAACAAACGACGTTGGTCTCTCCGGTGTTTAATACTTTTAATAACATAAAACCAAGAAACTTATCTTGATCATATACAGCAATGTAACATTTAACAAAGGCAGGTGCATTGGCTAATAAACTTTTAAATTCCGTAAATGTTGCTAGTTTGTCATGAACTATTCCCATGTCTTTACTTTTAGAAAGCATAACATCTAAGAATTGTTTTTGTAAGTTTTTGTCTTGTTGTAGATCTTCAGCAGTGTATATTCGAGTAGTAAACATTCTAAGCCTTTTTAGGGTCCGGTAAATGTACATCAACTACGCTGGTTGCCATAAAGTTTTTAACAAACCAACCAGTCAGATCTGGTTCATACCAACGTCTGTACACATTGTATGTGTAGCTCTTATCATGTGCATGATGATTATTATGCAATGCTCCACCACACATAAAAATATTTAAAATAGCTGAGTTCAAACTGTCGTCTTGAGTATCGAAGTTACGATAACTACCTATAGGCTTCCAGTTCTTTTTCTTGGCTCTGTGAAAATGAGCATTTAAGAATCCAGCTAAGTTGAAGTTACTTATAACCGGAATACTCCAGGCTGCCAAAATAGGATACCAAGATTGAAAGTACAAGCTCAATGCTCCCCAGAACAACACATAAGCAATTTCAAGTTTGAAATAGTTTCTATGGAAAAATCTTTGCATTGGGTCATGCAACAGGTCTTTGATATGCCTTGGGCCGGAGCTCCAATCATCACCAAAGTCTGTTAGCCATAATTGCCAACGTTTGTGAGTGTGCGGATTTTGTGGATCACCGGGTCTGTCTGCCTTCTGATGATGAACACGATGCATTGCAACCCAAGTAATACAGCTACCAGCATTACTTACTACACCTAAGATCATAAGCAACCACTCTACCCATTTGTATGTAGTAAAACTTCTGTGGCACCATAGTCTATGATAGCCTACTTCCATACCCATCTTACCAACAAAGAACCAAAGAAACGGTGTAGCAATCAACAAGAATGTCCAGCTGAATTCATCTGAGAAACACCATGCAAAAAATACAACATGTGCTAAGAACATGCCTACTTTAATTTTATTGCCTGTCGCTGTGGGACGCCATCTATCTGGGTCTATTGTGTGTAATAATGATTTACTCATTTTTTTGCTCCTCTAGGTACTGCAAGTGTATTAGCAAATACTTTTTCTATTAGTAAACCAATCCAGTCTTTTTCAGACTCGTCAAGTGCATAGGTATAACTCCTAGGACGTTTGTGATGGTTATTGTGATTTCCAATACTAGTTAGTAATTGTAAAAATAAACTGTTGTTAGCAACTGCTTCGGGATACTTTTTATATCCTACTAGATGCTTGTGTGCAAGAATGTTTACTACACTGGTAGCAAAGTACCACATAGCACTGCCGCTAACAATAAAGAAAAAGAACAATGGATGAATTGCATAGCTCACAATCCATGTTGCTGTCCATAACAACCAGTAATATTTGTTTTCAAATATAAAATATTTTCTGTCACGATGTCTAATCAAATCCATGATTAGATTTTTTTGGTAACCTTCTTTGGGGAATAGTCCTAGATAGATTTTCCACCAAGGAAAAAAGTATGGACTATGTGGATCACCCGGTTTGTCTTCGTGAGCATGATGATGTCGATGTACTGTAACCCAACTTAGTATTGCACCTTGTCCTGTTAGGAATGCAAATAACTTTAACACATGTTCCTTAAAACGTGACCCTACTGTGTAAGCTCGATGTGTGAAGTACCTGTGTATACTTGCTTCACTAAAGAATGCAAATATGTGCAGGTTAACAAACATAAATGCTAACAGCCACCATTCAAAATTTAGTGTTAAAAATACTACGGTTAATATGTGGTTGCCCCATACTGCCCATAGTGTTTGATAGTATGGATTCATGTTCATGCTTTTGCTTTTTCTTTCTTGTTGTCCCAATCTTCGCCTTCTTTATCCATTAGAAAATTTCTAATTAGCCAGCCACCTAAATCAATTTCATACCATTTTGGATTTTCAGGCAATGTGGTATAACTCCAAGGTTTGGCATGATGATTATTGTGTAGCCCTACTCCAGAGAATTGACTATATAAGTTCACCCAAAAATTGTTTCTACTATAATCGTCAATGTCATAAGTTTTGTAACCCCATTTGTGACAAACAACGTTTACTAGTCCGCCACTAAGTTGTGCTAGTGCTCCAGGAACAATAAACATGTAAAGTGTGAACTTAGGTGAAACCAATACTGCTGATACTATTAATGTAACTGCCCAAATATGGAAATAATAGTCACGCATCCATTTATGGAAAGGATCTTTAACTAAATCTTTAACTACTGTTGGACTAATCACAACATTTTTTTCTGTGTCAACCCAAAACCATGTAGTAAACCAGTTCTTACTTGGATGTGGATCATTGTGCTTGTCTGCATTTTTATGATGCACACGATGATTAGCACACCAACCTAGACTACTGCCGTAGCAACCATAGATGCTGAGCCATAATAAAATACGTTCTTTCCATTTTGCCATATTAAAACTTCTATGTGCTAGATAACGATGTAGACCAATTTCTACTCCAATACTATAGAATAGTATTTTTCCTAGTAACGTCCATAATAGGTAGATAGGATCCCAATAGTAGATTAATCCAGCTATAGCTAATAAATGCAAGCTATAGACTAGTATTAGAAGTCTATGATGGAAACTGTTTAGATTTATATTTAAAAATGTCATTGGTGAGAACTTCCCGGCTATCTTTGTTACTAAGCTCTCGATGAGCTCGTAAACATATTTAAAGTTTGTTGAGGGTTATAAAACTATTTATCAACTTGGGTCACTTCAATGTTAGATTTTCTCAAAAAATCTAACCCAACACTATTGCGATAGTCTTCAGCATAAAAAACTCTTTTTATTCCACTTTGAAATATCAACTTTGCACATTCCATGCAAGGACTATGTGTAATAAAAATATCGGCATTTAACCCACTATTATTCGAACGTGCTAGTTTAGCAATAGCATTAGACTCTGCGTGTAACACTTCTGGTCTAGTAATTAACTCCTTTGTTACCTCAATCTCAGATACTTTAGAATAGACCTCATCTTCACAATCGTTATCCCAACCAGCAGGCATGCCATTATAACCATAGCTGATAACTGTGTCGTCTTTGACTACAACTGCACCTACCTGCAACCGTCTTGCATGGCTAAGTTTTGCGGCTTCACATGCCCAGTTCATATAAAGTTGAATAAACTTTTCTTTCATTGTGCGTTCCTTTGCATAAAAGAAAAGCGAGTCTTGAAACTCGCTTTTCTTAGTACATACTATATAAAATATGTTTCGTCCTAAGTTTTACTTTGTCTCCATACGCTTGCGTAGCTCACGTAATAGTACTCCATAAGCTGGTAGGAACACAATAAGACCAACAACGATCTTGGTAAGTGTATTGTTCTGTGCAACAATGTGCCAGTTCTCACCAATCCATGTTAGTTTACCGTCTGGTCCCATTTGTCCTGCGAATGCAGTAGCAAAGAAAACATAGGTGTCTATAACATTAGCGGCAACTGTACTAATTGCTGGTGCCGCCCACCATGCTTCACTCCAACGGTCACGAATGTGTTGGAAGACATAAACGTCAAGCATTGTGCCAACGCCATATGCTACACCGGATGCGGCGCCAATGCGTAGTGCCTTTTCCCATGGTGCACCACCTAGACCAATGACTAGGATACTTGCAATAATAGCAGGAATAACAGCCATTGCTACAACTGCTCGTCCAGATTCTTTTCCAAGCATACGAACAGTTAAATCAGTAGCAACAACTACTAGTGGAAAAGTAAACGCTGCCGCCGCCAGTGGAAACTCACCAAAGAATGGTAAATTAGCACCTGGGAACAGGTTAAACTTGAATTGCACCAAGTAGTTACTGACTGCAATTACCAATGTGTGTAGAATTACTAGTTTATATACTAGTCCTCTATCTACACTATCTAATTTCGCAAACATTAAAAACCTCCCTTGTTAACTATGGTTTAGTCTGCCCATGTATTATACATGCGTTGAACGTATTGGTCAACTGAGTTAGCATCCAATACGCTTTCAACTTTGTTTTTACTGCTAGAGATATACTTCTGAAATGTAGAACTATTCTGAAGTGTTTCTCTTAAACGCTCAATATTTGCAGTATTACTATATACCACGACATTGATTCTAAAGTCAGGAATTACTAAATTTGGAGCTGTTTTACCTAAAAAGCGTGTACTTAATGGATCTGTGCTGTATTCGCACTTGAGTTTGTCGCCTTGCTTGAGTGCTAGGCTTTGTCCCATCCAACCCCAGTTGATATCGCCAGCCATCAGTGCTTGTAATACTGTCTTTGATCCTGAATAAGGAACAATCTTTACAGCAGAACCACTGGCATTCCATTGTGCTTCATGCTTTGGAACAGCATACATGCTTGCCATACCCAGTGTTAGATTTTCTTCTGCACGACTAGGATCGCCAAACAAGTCTGTGTTGGCATCTGCACGTTGACAAATCAACATACGACTACTTGAGATCAACGCAACCTTTGCATTGCTTTTGGCAATTTCGTCAAGTTGACAGTTTGCAAGTTTCTTGTTTAGTGCCGCAAAGGCTACACTTGAGTTGTAAACCATAACAGCGTCTTTGGTACTTCTAAATTTGTCTGTAGCATCTGTACAGTTGCTACTCTGATGCCATTTTCCGTCTACCGCTTTACGTACTGCCTGAGCAAATACGCCTGCAGGAGATGCTTTTGAACTCTGGTTAATAACTGTATACTCTACTGGTGAAGAGTCTTGTTTAACAGTGTCAATTGAAGCATCTTGTTTAAAGTTGTATGCGACGACTGAAACAGCGCCAATCGCCACCAGGGCAATTAATAATTTTTTCATTTTTAATCTCCGATATGTTAGAAATATATAGTCGAGGCTTGAACGCCTAACCAAATAATTTTATCAGCTAATATAATAGCAAACAAGAATGGGATCGCACTTACTTTGATTTTGCGTAACCAAAATCCTAAAACAGTAAAACTGGCTAATAACATTAGATATCGTCCTAGTCCAATTTCAGCGTACTGTAGATCTACCGCTATCAGTGCTAATAATATTAATGCTACAACCCATCTCATATGATGGTGTAAACGTTGAACTAGACCTGCATAGAAGTCTATTAGATGTGTACTTAACCAAAAATAGATGACCATAACACATAATGATATTGCAATAACTAGATCAAATATTGTCCATCCAAACATACCAGTTTCTTGTATTACAGAAACAATGTCCAAACTTTGTACATCCATAATGTTGCTCATCAGCAATGTATTTTGATTAATAGGTATCCCTAACAAAAAGAATGGCAATGCACAGGTTACTACTGCTGAGTTGTTAGCTGTTTCTGCATTTAGAATTCTGCGATAACTACTAGATCCGCCAGTGCGATATGCAAAAGCTGTAGCTACACTTGCACTAGGTCCAGGAATTAATCCTGCCACTGCACCAATTAATGTACTACGCAATCCAGCTAGTATGCTATATCCTCTATTACGTACTCGCCCAAAATGTTCTACTTCTGTAATTCGTTTGACGGGATCTATTAGTGCAGGAAATATAATAGTACCTAATACAACCATGTACAAAGTATAACCATTATAAAGCTGTTGGATGTCATACCATAGATTAGGTAATGCGTAATTTTGTCGAGGACCTATTAATAATCCTACTGAAATAAGCACAAGAGTTACAAGCCATTTGCTGGGCTGTATTAAAAAGAACAACAGTATTGCAACTGAGTAAACTGCAATTTGTACAGGCATACTCATAAGTTCTGGAAACATGCCTATGCCAAAGTAGGTTACTACAATCCATACAAACACAAGACTTAGTGTTGCCGCAATATAACTACCCATGGCGGTATCATATAATAAATTGCGCTTTTGTGCTGTGGTTAAATTGTCGATATCATTTAAGTAAATTGCCGCACTTTCTTCACCCGGTATACGTGTAGTAATAGTAGCAATGCTACCAAAGAACTGTGTACCGCTGTAACTGGCTAACCAAAACACCAAAAGATATTCAACAGGATAATAGTCCTGTACGAAATAGTACAAGATCAATGGGCCTGTAAATACAGGTAGTGCTGGTAATAATCCAGCAAGCATGCCTACCAAGATGCCCGCGAAGGACACAAAAACTAAATCAAACATTATAAATTATAGAATTTTCCAAAATTCTTTGAAATCTTCGTCGGTCGCTTTAGAACAACGAGCACAACGACACTGATTACAAACTCGAGTCATCTCTTCAGGTTCGCGAACATCAAGTGCTTTTTCTAAAGCAATACCACAGTGACTTTCATGTCCACAATTTTGACAACTTGGTGTCATTATTAATTTCCTCAGATTGTTTCATTGATATTTAGTATAGTATTTCTTATAAATACTAAAATAACCTAGGAGGTTGTAATGGATCCAAATGTTCTTTCAGCCAATGCCGTTGGCTTTGAAATAGCTGAAATGCTAACACCATTTGCAGTTGTATTAATTGCATTAGTTGTTACAATGATGTTTAAAGACTTTGCTACCAGTCTGGCAAAAGGTTTAAAGTTTAAAATGAACGGTGCGTTCAACGAAGGCGACAAAGTAATACTAGATGGCAATGATTCTGTTATTGTGAAAATTGGTGTAACAGAAACTGTGTTTGGTGTTTATGGAGAACGAGGCTATACCTGGCGTTATGTTCCCAACGAACGCATTGCTTTCCTAAAGCTAGAAAAGGTTATTAATCCTAACCTACATCTGGATAGCCGAGAAGAAAAAGGTCGTAAACTACAAGCATTAATCGACAGTGTTCAGAATGAAGGCATTCAAAAAAATGCGGCTGAGATCGAAAATATCAAAAACGGAAAACAAAAATAAATTAAAATCTACGTGGGGCAGAATGATGGTGGCTATGAACTATGTACTCGCCCTGTAATAGTAACTGATTTTGTTGCTCAACCCACATTCGTGTAGAATCACTAACAGTATACTCAGGAATAACTTTTGTTATGTAGTCTAAGTGCTCTTGCGGGAATGGATGCATATCTCTTCGCAAGGGCTTACGGATTGCCCAGTGTTGGTCGGGTCTATGAACCTGACTACAATACAGATCTGTTTGTCTCGCAGGTGGATTAGTTTTAAGATACTTGTCAAAATCACCATCATATACTACATCAATTACACTAGGTCTAACATAGGATTGAGGTTTATATAATTGTTGTACTCTTGGCTCAGTTGATTTAGCACTTCGATATTGCTCTAACTGCAAAAAATCTGCCATCGACATAAAATAATATTCTATACCCAGACTTTCTAATATTGTTTTTATACCGTATATTAACGCATAATCTCGCATCTGATGCCATTTAAAATCAGACCAATATTTTTTAACAAGATCTTTTGGTATTTTAGGTTGTGAAAATATGTTTCCAGGAGTAACCCAGAATCCATCTTGATACCAAGACATTCTTGTAACTCCTGTCCACATTATACAATAAACGTCATTGCCCTCAGGAGGATTACGATGTATACATTCAACGACACTATTGTATATAAATGAATTACATCCTCCAGATTGTGCCCAATTCTGGAAGTTCGCAAATTCCTTAGCTAAAATGTCAGCCCAAGTAATCCAATCGTAATGAGTAAAACTACAACCGAATGTGTATAGTTTTTTATTCTCATATAGTTTCATACTATTAATTATCTAGACTTGCCTTGGCCTCGATATAGTTTATGATTTGCTCGGGTGTGTTTATTTTTAGGTCTTGATAGATTGCTAGAACCAATACTGGTACGCTTTTTGGTTCCCATTCTGTTTAGTGTCATTTTTGTGTTTGCGCTGCCGCCCGGACGTTTTGCCATAGCACTTACTCCTTGTTATATAAGTACATTATTAATGGAATATTTAGCGAGATACTGATGATTTTTTGTAATGACCTAGTATTTAATATAGTAGATAAAAGATTTACATGGGTCAATGACCACACAATACCAGACAACACCAAAGTTTGGGGAGAATGGATATGGACTGGCAACATTAACATCATTAAGGACAAAGTTAATAAACTGCTAAACACAAATATCCCTCACATCTTTGTTATGATAAACGAATCCAATCATCCAGAGCTAGTAGATGTTATTAAAGAATATCAAGACGAACCTAGACTAATGTTTTTTGGAGACTTTCTCCCAACAATGACTGATTTAACAAACCACCGACCTTCTATTAGTTGGTTTGTTGAGCCAACCAACTATTATTCATCAAACAGCAATGGCTGGAAAAAGAATTCTCATCAATGGGCCATAGATCTTAGAAAGAATTTGATCAATGATTATAGTCCCAACCGTCCTAAGCTATTTGATGCACTGCTGGGTATGCAAAAACACAATAGAACTTTTGTTTACGATGCTATCAATAACAATACTAGATTAAAAGACCTAACATTTCTAAGTTACTTCAGAGAAAAAGACGGAGAATTAGAAAAGGGTACGTGGAAAGCTCTAAACATGCCACAATACCATGCCTGGCCTGACGGGGATAATTTCTGGATTACACATTCCAGTAGCAAAGTTCCAGGACCTAGTCTAGGTTTTAGAGCAGTGTCTCGATATAGTGTAGTTCCTTGGGACTTGTACAATCAAAGTTATTATTCCATTGTTGCTGAAACCAGTGACCATAGCACATATTCTCAATTTACTGAAAAAGTTGCAAAGCCAATCATTGGGCGTCGACCTTTTGTTGTGTTTGGTGGATATCGATATCTAAGAAATTTACGTAGACTAGGATTTAAAACCTTTAACGGAATTATTGATGAAAGCTATGACGAAATTGAAGTTTACGAAGATCGCTGGCAGTGTGCAGTGGATGCACTAACAGCATTGAGTTTTGAAGATCCTGAACAAATATATCACAAGACTGAAAAAATAAGAATACATAATTACAAGCATTTCTTGAATACCAACTGGCATCAGCATGTGTCAGACGAGCTCAATAATATCTTAGGATAACTCGATGATCAACTATGATTTACATCCAGAACTTCCCAAGTTCTGTGTGCCTTATATCAGCAAAACCTATCTATCCATTGCTGAACCTGGGTTTATAACTGCTATTGCAAAACACAATTTGCAAAAACAAATAGAATATTATAAACGATTGCTTCCAGAGCATGCTCAACTAGTACTTGATGGTAGTCATGATGGTTTTTCAACAACTGAAATGCGTTTGTTGTTTGATAAGTTTAGACAGACTGTGGTAAACTACACAGGACAGGTTAATGTACTAACCTGCGAACCCAATCACCACGACGACATATTCTTTCCTAGCTGGTTGTATCGATGTAACACAAGATACCAAGGGCAACCATTGCCCACAATAAGCAAACGTCAGTATCGTGTGAGCAGTTTAAACAGACAACCTGTAACACATAGGATTTATTTGTACTATCTACTCAGTCAACGTGCGTATTTTAATGACATGCTGTTTAGTTTTGGCGGGCTATTAGACAACTACAATAACGAAACTATAGAATTGAATAATGATAGATTGGAAGATCTGCCTGTTGAAGTATTCGAATGGGTTAAAACTAAACCTCCTATGATACCTATTGAAAATGACGTAGATACCAGTAATGTTGAAGGTAATCCCGGAGATCATTCATGGCTTCATCCAGCATTCACTGATAGTTATCTAAATATTGTTACAGAAACACACTGGGGATCAGTTTTCTTCAGTGAAAAAACATTTAAACCTCTGGTAGCAGGGCAACTGTTTATGATGGCAGGCGGATATAAACAAACAAGATTCTTAAAACAGTTGGGCTTTGAAACTTTTGATGATGTATTTGACGATCATCTATACGAATGGTTTGTACAAATAGCACCACGAATGGAGGGTCTGGTACGCACTTTGGACATTCTATATGACAACATTGAAGAAATATACTTTAGTAAAACTCGTGAACTTGCGTACAATCAAGAGTATGCTGTTAGCGATAGTTTTAGACAGCGTTTAACTCGTGAACTGCGAGATCGAGGATTAGTTGATGATTAAGGTTTTTACCTTTTATGCAAATACACTGGATAATATTTTTGTAGGTTCATTTGAACCAATGAAGCCAGGACTACCAGGCTTTGTTGACTGTTATACTGATTGGTTTGCCTACAGCAAAGAGTTCACACCATCAAACAATCTTGAAGAAGTGCTAGCACAGGACATAAAGATCGCTTGTGTTCCTGAATACTTTGATCGCATTGCACCAGACTTTGATCACACACCGTTTGATTTAATTCTCATCACAGTTACCGATCATACACACTACGAATCACTTAGTGAGTGGATCGAAAACATGAACATCAAACGCTATCTGATTGCATTAGGTGCAGTTGAAGGTTACGATGTTCCGGACCGTTGCTTTATTAGACCATGGTATGTGTGGGAAATAATGCGTAATAGCGAAGTACGCGATTGCCCTCTTCAAGAACCTGTGTTTATGTTTGAAAGTTTGTTGGGAACACGAAAAGATCACAGAGACTTCGTGATGAGTAGATTATTTCAAACCAAACTATTAGATCAGAGTATTGTCACATATCGAGAAAACTTTAGTCACGGTGAGTTTGTATCAGAAAAATTTCGAAACTATCTACATGGGCAACATATTCCTTATCCGTACGTGAGTCCTAATTTAGATCCTGCATGGGAAATAGAAAATGACGCACACAGTATGGAGTTTGATAGTTGCCCTTCGCCAATAAAAACATGGACTATCCCTTGGGATATACTTGCTCATGCACGTTATAGTATTGTAACTGAAAGTTATTCGCATCGTACATTTTTAATGAGTGAA